CGGGGCAGAAGAGGGACCAATTTCCACCCTCCTCAACCCTCTTCATGAACAGGTCAGGAATCCACATCGCCGAGAAAAGGTCACGGCAACGTGCTTCCTCATCACCTTGATTGAGGCGTAGCTCCAAAAAGTCCATGATATCCGAATGCCATGGTTCAAGATAGACGGCGATGGATCCCTTGCGACGTCCCGCCTGGTTAACATAGCGCGCCGTGGCATTGAAGACCCTGAGCATGGGAATAATTCCATCGGATTGACCATTTGTACCCCTAATTCTGGACTTATTGGCACGAATGTCGTGGATGTGCATACCAATACCACCCGCCCATTTACTAATTTGTGCACACTCTGTGAGTGTACCATAAATACCATCAATCGAATCTGCTTTGTTGGCAATTAGAAAGCAAGAAGACATCTGAGGGCGAGGCGTTCCCGCATTGAAGAGTGTAGGTGTCGCATGAATAAAAAGACCTTGGGACATCTTGTCATATGTATCGAGTACAGAGGGTACATCTTTGCCGTGAATACCAATGGCAACTCGCATAAACATGTATTGAGGTGTTTCGATGAGCTTTCCATCGACACGCTGAAGGTAACTCTTCTCTAGTGTCTTGAGTCCGAAATACCCAAAATCAAAATCACGATCCGATTTGATATGTTCTTTCACCTGCTGTGCAATTTCAACAACTTCGTCGGTGATGACACCAGCCTTTTGAAGTTTACGCATGGCGAGATGAAAATTATTGGGACAAACCTTTTGAATGTTGCTCGCAACAATACGAGTGGCCAAGGTCTCATAGTCGGGGTCGGAGGTGATCATACCAACACAAATTTCAGCAGAAAGAGTATCAATCTCTTGTGTAGTGATGTTATCATACATCGAAGAAAATACCTGTTGAGCAACCTTGGAGGAATCACATTTATCAGAGAGTCCATACGTTAAGTTCTTGATCCTATTGGTGACATTGTCAAATTTCATATCCTCAATACGACCTGAGCGTTTAATGACCCTCATATACCTAAAGTTCCACTTTTATTTTTAACTTATTTCTTGCAGTTCTCGAGATCTTTGCTCCTCACGGGTACGGTGCCGAAGGTCTCGAACTTGCGGTTGGGTTGAAGGAGATATGTGTTCACATAGAATGGTCCCTCCTCACCCGCCTTAGCCACTGGCGCATAAGAACCCACGAAACAGGCTGGGGGTTTGCATGGTATTTCCTCAAAAGTTGGGGGTTTGCTGGCGTATACTTCATTAAAGTCAGCGAAGTTCAGCATTTACTATGTACATATAATTTTTTTCGGCGAGTATATTAAATGTGTGATAACCTCCACCTTGATTCCATCAAGCAGTGTGACACCCCACTGAATACCCTATTTTTTTCCGATTTCAACACAAATCTTCTCCAGCGTGGTATTCGCCAGGCCTTCAAGGACAAGACTGGTATCGCCATTGACTACCAAAATGTAGATGATTTGTATGGTATCATGCGGATGGTGTTCATCAACAACTCGGGTGATCATTACAATCAAGTCAAAGAACAGGTCAAGACCATGAATACTCGTGTTATCAACACTGCCATGTCGCAAATTCAGACTGGGGTATCTCAATACATCGCTTATACTCGTGATATCGATACTATTAGCACCCCCCTGGATCAACCCATCAACACCAGTACCACTGGAAAAAAGATTGACTTCAACAACAAAATTGGTATCAATTAAAGATTACAAACCATGGAATAATAAGTCATGAGTCTAAACTATTACAAAACCGAAACCGAGAAGGTCTGTCGCTCGAAGGGATGGGACCGTGCCGCTGTAGATACAGTTTGGCTTTTGTTGACGGAGGAATTTGGGGAACTAGCATCAGCTATCCGCCAGTACAAAAAAACCTACAAAAAAACAAACCTCAAGAAGGAGCGTGGTACCGATGTTATGATGGAGATGGGAGATGTTTTTAGTTATCTCTTTCAACTTGCACATATGCTGAATGTTGATCTGGATAAAATGTGGGAGGAACATCGGTACAAAATCCATGAAAAAAATTATAATCTGAAGTAGTAATAACAGCGATGAGTGAATATATGCTCAACGACGATGATGCCATCAATGACGTGAACCCATTTGTCACACACGACTTTTCTCTTCCAGGAGGTGTGCGAGAGACGGGAGATTTTGCGGATTTTGTTGAAATGGAAAAAACTGTCCAAATTCCAGTTAAGGAGAAAAGTGTTTTCTGTAGCACAGGTCTTTGCAAAGACGAGACTAAACCATGTCTAATTAATAAAAAGGTACGCCCTCAACGGAACATTGATTACGGATTCACACGTCAGACGAAAAAAGTTAAAGTTGGTGTATCTAATAAGAGTGTACCCTACTTCTGGATCTTTCTGGGCATCCTCATTATTGCTCTAGTTCTATTATTTTTACGACGTTGAAGAAATATTTGAGTCGAGATGTATTCATACAATTTTGAATAGCTTCGGGCAAGTACTTCTTACATAACTTCTTGATGATCTCCATCTGCCAAGCACACTCCATGTTTATACGAGGTGGTTGGAATGTTGGATCCAAAATTTTCATAGCATGCGCAATGCGAACATACACTCGATCACTTTGCTCATACGCTAAAACGTTATCGAGAATAAGTTCAGCCATACGCTGACGAACTTCGAGTGTTTTCTTGACCATTGTGTCGAGAAATTTCTCATAGGGAATAGATTGCTTCTCAGACTCGAGGTACGACCAGTCTGCCAGAGGTTCAGTATTCATGTAATCCGTGAACGTTGCGTAACCTCTACCCTTCACATAACGCTCGTAAACAATTTCAACATATGCAAGATCAGAATCTACATCATGAACAGATTTGGCGGACTTTATGAAGGAGGTCATGTACCTTTAAGGCAAATGTTTTCTCTAAGTATTATATAAAGTGACATGGCTGGATCTCAGGACATGGTTATGATTGTCGTCATGATGATGATGATGTCATCCGTGTTTGCGGTCCTTGCGGGTGGTGCCTACTTTATGAATCAACCCCAAGAAGGTGATGAGTGTAAAGGTACAAGTGTTGGGGGTAACTACGTGATCGACGAAAATGGTGATTGTGTCCTCGATTATTGTGACTACGGATATACAGAGTCTGGTGGTGGTTGCGTCGTAGTGGTGCCTGATGGTGATGAAGATGAAAGTGGAAGCGGAGGTGGAGGTGGAGGTGGAGGTGGAGGTGGAGGTGGAAGTGGAGGTGGAGGTGGTGCTGGTGCTGATGCTGATGCTGATGCTGATGCTGATGCTGGTGCTGGTGCTGGTGCTGGTGCTGATGCGCCTGTAGCGTTACCAACCACTTTAACTGATGCAGAAGCTCAGTGTTATTTAGATAGTAATCCAGATTTACAGAAATATTACGGAGGTAATAATGTAGGTGGAGCACAGGCACATTGGCAATCGTTTGGTAGAAATGAAACTATCGCAGGAACTCGGGCGAGATTCGAATGTATACCACTCACTTTAACTGATGCAGAAGCTCAGTGTTATTTAGATAGTAATCAAGATTTACAGGAATATTATGGACCCAATAATGTAGGTGGAGCACAGGCACACTGGCAATCGTTTGGTAAAAATGAAACCATCGCAGGAACTCGGGCGAGATTCACGTGTACAGAGTGATTCTCCCACTGTATTCGAGATGATTAATTATATGGTTATAATATAAAGTGACATGGCTGGATCTCAGGACATGATGATTGTCGTCATGATGATGATGATGTCATCCGTGTTTGCGGTCCTTGCGGGTGGTACCTACTTTATGACCAAACCTGAGGAGGGTGATGAGTGTAAAGGTACAAGTGTTGGGGGTAACTACGTGATCGACGAAAATGGTGATTGCGTTCTCGATTATTGCGATTCGGGATACACTCGATCTGGTGGTGGTTGTGTCGTAGTGGTACCAGATGGTGATGAGGATGGAGGTGGTGATGGTGATGAGGATGAGGGTGGAGATGGAGATGGAAGTGGAAGTGGTGTTGGTGACGAAATCATCTTCCATGCCTCAACCTTACCAAGTTCAACAGTGGCTACATTTTTAGATCCTCAGGAACTTGTTAAAGGTACACATTATTATTCAGCGGATCGGTCTTATTATTTAGTATTCCAAGGTGATAATAACTTGTGTATAAATCAATCAGACCCGAGTGTTGCTAGATGGTGTTTAATGTCTAATCGCGACGGTGACGCAACAGCCCATATACAGGGAGATGGCAACGTTTGTGTTTATAGTCAGCCAGGATATACAGCTGGTCGTTGTACGATGTCACACGACTCTAACGTTCCAAACGGGCAGCATAAGTTAGTCATGCACAATAATGGAAATGTTTATATGGATCACGGAACAGGTGCGACGGGTATTTCCACGATATATAATCATCCTTAAATTAAAACCTAAGTGACCCCACCCAAATACAAAAACTATGTTGAAAAAATGTACTCATCAATCGCCAATAATAGTTTTTCGTATCTCCTCACCCTCGATGAGATGCGAAACGCTCTACCCGAAGAGATTCGTCCTTCTTGGGTAAAAATTACGACGATCACCATGGTGTCAAGTTTTAATAAGGAGATTGACATAAAGAAGCTTCGAAGTGTATTTGAAAGAATTGGTTCGTACAAGATGAGACGAATGGGAACAAATACGGAGGGTTTTGAGTGGAAACTGAAGCCCACGACATTTTATAACCAGGTGACACTCACCTACCACGACACATACAGCACCAAATCTGTCAAGGTCTTTCCCAATGGTTCGATCCAAGTCGCAGGGTGTTGTGACCTCTTCGATTGCAAACGCATCATCACCCAATTGGTTCACATTTTCAAGACCTTTTTGGGTTTGGAAATCAATCTCCCCGAAGACTCTTTTCGGGTGGTCATGATCAATTCCAACTTCAGTCTCAATTACAACATCAACCTCATGAAAGTGGCAGATTGGTTCGAAGAATACAACGATATTTTCAAAGTTTCTTTCGAACCAGACAGATATTCAGCCGTCAAGATCAAGTTCAAACCAGCCCATGACATGAAAGAAATCACATGCAGTATTTTCAGTACGGGGAAGATCATCATCACTGGTGCGGAGACTCTGAAGGAGATTGCTTTCGCCTATAACATCATCAACCAGCACATCAACGAAAATCCTCAGATTCGTGTGTCTCGCACCGAGGAGACGGATGTCTTTGATGTTTATTTGGGATATAAATGTGAACCGTTTATCGAAAAACTCAGAGAGAAGGGTTTCGAATCTTGGATGAAAACGATCACCAATAGACAAATTAATTTCTGATGTAATATTAACAAAATGTCGCAGCGACTTGGTATGGCCGATGGTCGGTGCTTCACCGTAAACACGTCCGCTCAGCTCTTTAACAACTACATGATGAAGCAAAATGGTATCTCCTTCGAGGACAACTATTCGTACCGTCAACTTCTCCAGAAGCAGGGTCCTCAGCTCATGACCCAGGTACAGGAGCAACAGGGTAAGGGTAACTGCAACACCTGCGACAAGCCCCTTCTCAAGGTTCCCAACATTTACTAACTGAGAAAAATTACAAAAAAAACTTTAAAACCTTCCTATAGAATGTCGACATGTTCCATATGTCTCAATGAAGTCAGGGAAACAAGATCAAATCCCCCACTTCGTTGTGGACACGTGTTTCATTCCCACTGTCTACAGGAATGGAAATATAGAGGTAAGAATACATGCCCCACGTGTAGAAAAGTGTTTGATGCATCTCAATTTAAAATTATCGTCACGATTCAGAACAATTACACAGCAGAGGCAAACTCTGTGTCCTTGAATGAAGAATCTATATTTGATGTATTAGATCTTTTTGATATTACTTTCGATGTTGAAAATACTCCAGATTTAGACAGTATTCTTGCGGACCTTGGGGTGAGTCTTACCGACTTTGATCCCACGATCCTTGACGCAGAATGAACTACAGTACCTTTCATAGTTTAGACCTGGGTAGTTCCGAGACGCCTTACGGGGATCTACGATACTTTTCCCATTCGCATCAGTCAGAAGTGGTCCAGTCGCCCACCCACGCTTGTGACTGAAGACGTTTGCTTTGAATATTATACGTTTACCAACCTTGAATGATCCAGCTCTCTTTATCCGAGATTCAGGAACCTTGAAAAATTTAGCTACAGAGACAACGGTGTCACCAGATTTGATTTTGTACTCCACAACACCATGCTGTTTATAGAAATGAAAGTCACCCTGACGAATATAGTTTGTGGGTCTTCCAGGACAGACAAACATCATGACTTTGTAGTATCCTTTCTTACATTTTTCGTTGGCTTTGGCTTTGTAGACTTTTTTGGGATTATCTGAAACGACACGATTTGGAAGACCTGTACAATGGGTATAATTGTGATTTCCATTCGAGAGTCCAGATCGATCCCCTGGAATAGATTTTTGCCACCTGTACGCCTCGTAGTCACCCACTGCGTAGGCGTAACAGTTGTTGTTCCCAATACCAGTCGTCGTACCCCAACGCCTGTTTGTGAACCTACTTTCGGATCCACTCAGTGGCAGTCCTTTCATTTGTAATCTAAGCAGAAAAAAATGTCCGTTAGTAATAAATGATCCAAGAAGTTACCAAGGCTGAAACAAAGTCCGATGCGCTCACTGAGTTCCTCACCTTCGTACTCACAATTCTCATCAGCACTTTCCTCCTCCGCCTCGTGTGGAACCGTTCCCTTGTGAAGCACATCACTGTGCTTAAGCCAATCGACACCATGCTTGATGCTTTCATTCTATCGGTTGGTCTTTCCGTTGTCCGTGGCATTTAAATCTTGATACTATAATATAAGACACCATGGCTGGATCTCAGGACATGATCATAATTGTCGTCATGATGATGATGATGTCGTCTGTATTTTCAGTCCTTGCGGGTGGTGCATATTTCATTAACCAACCAAAAGAGGGGGATATATGTAAAGGTGAAAGTGTTGGGGGTAACTATGTGATCGACGAAAATGGCGATTGCGTCCTCGATTCTTGTGACTATGGATACACTCGGTCTGGCAGTGGTTGTACATTTGTGATACCAGATGATGATGAGGATGAGGATGAGGATGAGGATGAGGATGAGGATGAGGATGAGGATGAGGATGGAGGTACCCAACTCCCCATCGGACGTTATGTACGTTTTACTTTTCATGAGGATGGTCCATCGGATGTATTAACTCCAAATGAAATTCGTGTATTTGATAAAAATGGTTTTAATATAGCCATCAACACAGCCACTGAAGTTAGTGGAGTTCATAGAGGTAGATCGTGGTATCAAGGTTCGAAAGCCGTTGATGGAGATCTTGGTACATTATGGCACTCGGATCATAGTGACAATCCAGCTTGGATTGAGATTGATTTAGGATACGAAGATGAAATATCCAAAATTGAAATTGTAAACCAGCCAGGTGGTGAGGGTGATGAATACACCAAACGCATGTCTGGTGGTGGTGAAGAGTCTGCTGATAAGGGTTCTTATATAATTATTAAGAATGCCGATAAAGAAGAAGTCATAACCACGGCGGATATCAAATTCATAGCCCAAACTTACACGTATGATTTTACTAAAGAAAGTCCAAGATGGGAGTAAATATCAATATTGATAATTGGTTAAAAACCATTTATGAGTATCAATTTTTTAAACCTCTTTGTACCCTGTGGTAGTCTCACCATTAGGGTGCTTGATGGTGGGATAGGCGTTCATACCCTCACATCCATCTTTGTCGCAATCGACGAATTCGTGAGGCTTACCATTCTTCTTCATGTAGTCCAACTGCTTTCGAGTCCATCCACAACCCATGGTGCCGAAAACAGTCCACTTCTTGCCACCCTCGACGGGTGCCTTCTTGACCTGACCAGTTTGCATGAGAATGATAATATCGATAATTGCGAGGATGATGAAAGCGAACATTGTTTATTATCTCTCAAGATAATAAATGTCGTCGACTGTATTCTCCATAGGAAACAAAAATGTCACGCTCAAGTACACCAGGAAAATGCCCCGTGGTGAAGTTGAACGGATGAAATCATTCGTTACTAAGAATGGTGAGAAACTCATCAAGACTCCAAAGTTTAAGATACTCTCAGAAGTTGACGAGGGAACTAAACGAACTTTCAAGGTTGTGCTTTGAGTTCATTATTTTTCGCTAAAGCTTTTTCGTACGCACCTTTATATTTATAGACACGTTCTTTAGCAGTCACATTGGTAAATTTATACGGAGCTACCTTCTTCGCTACGATACCAGGTCTTTTTTTGGGTTGAGGCGGAACCTTACCAGCCTTAAATATAGCTACGGCACGTGCGTATGCGTTTTTGTTGTCAGTGGGTGTCTTTGGTTTGGGAGGAGCAACGACAACCCTTGGTTGTGGCTGTGTCTTTGGTACAGGAAGTGTTTTTTTCTCACCCGTGAAGAATGATTTAGATAAAACGGTCTCAAAATCGGGTAGATTCTTATAGTGTTTTTGTCCACGGTTTCCTCTGAGACGGTAATTCTTCACGACATATGATGTTCGGTTTGTGTATCCAATCGGAATAAGAGAAGTAATAAAATTATACACTCGCCTTTCAGTTCTGTCTCGTGGTTTTCTTACCAAATTATGAATACCATTTAAGAAATAGTGTAAGTCATATAATTTATCCGAATTTCTAGAAATACCCAAATTTCTATAATTACCTGAATTAATCAAGGGATTCTTGATGCGAGGAAACGCGGAAAATCCAAAATCTATTATGACCGCTTCGACACCACCGTTTGAAATCGTATATGTCTTATTTTTCAATTTAATTTGAATATTCTTCTTTGGGACTGGGCGCACGAGAACATTTCCACCATGAAGATCGTGGTGTCTAAAACCAGGATACTTTTCATGAATTTTATACAAGTTGTAGATTACTTGAGCGATGACAGATTTAGTCGCTTCAAGAGTCGGTTCGGTCTTCCACCACTCGTTAAATTCTTTACCATTTATGTATTCGGAGTAGAGGATATCTTTACCGTCACAGTTTTTGTATAAATACATTTTGGGAACTCCAAAACCTTCCAACTTTTTCGCAATGGTAAACTCCATCTTTGCGGATGGGTCTGTGGTTTCTTTGTACACGATGTACTTTTCACATTTGTCGTTGACACATCCACGATACACTTTACCATATTCACCTTGACCAATTTTTACAGAACCTTTGGTCATGGTTCCATTTGGTTTTTTAATCATGAGATGTTGTGCTGGAGAACATGCCTTCTTTCCTCTCAATAACTTTTTGAGAATGGTATTAGTGCTGGACATTCTTATTTATTCGTAAGAAGTTTTTTGAATATAAAGAATATGACTATTACGAAACACATTCCACTAATAAACGAATTATACGTATCCTCGGAATCATTATTTACTGAAGGTTTCATGGGAATGAAAGGTTTTTTAGCGATTCTTTCTTGTTCAGTTCTTTCAACTGCCTCAGCCTCTTCTATCTGAATCTGCATAGCCTCCTCCTCGGTCGCAACCACTTCCACCTGAGTTTGCCTAGCCCTAGCCTCCTCCTCAGCCGCCCTTTTGGCGGCCTCTGGTAGTACTACTGGGTTAGGATTATAACCATGTGTTGGCTTTTGCATTATTTAATTATTCGTAAGAAGTTTTTTACCTATAACGTTTTCCTCCACTGTTCATTGAAAATAAAATGAACATTATCAACGAGAAACATATTCCACTGACAAGTAAAGAACCTCCTATTATATACGTTATAATTGAATCATCACTAGAATCTGTGGAATCATCACTAGAATCTGTGGAATCAGTTGTTGTTGAAGGACTTGTAAAATCCATTGTTGGATTTTGACTTAATCTTGTCTGTTCAGCTCGATCTTCCTCATCCGCTTGTGCCGCCGCATCCGCCGCTGCCGTCGCCTCCTGTGCCGCTGCGTTCTCCGCCGAGAGCGCCGCCGCATCCGCCGCTGCCGTCGCCGCCGCCGCATCTGCCTCCGCCTGGTTCGCTATCGCATTTTGTGCCGTCGCCCCAAGCGCCTCCGCTTGTGCCTTAGCCACCATCACCGCCTCCACTGCCTCAG